AGAAAAATGTTATTTCTTTGCCAGCATCTTCAGACAATTGCGGAAACTACTCAATAGTTGATTTTCGGTCTAACAGTGACGAATTAATAAAAGAAGAAATTCAAATTAAAAAATTAGATGATCTTCAGCTTGAGGCAGATTTAATAAAAATTGACACTCAGGGGTTTGAATTTCCTGTGCTGCAAGGAGCAATTAAGACAATTGAGCGATGCAAGCCTGTTATTATTTTGGAAGCAGAGTTTAAAATAAAATTTGATATCTTGTCATCTTTCCTAACTGATTTAGGATATATTCCTGCAACAAAAATTAAACGTGATTACATTTGGGTACATGAGGGAAATAAATGAGCGATCCAATAGCACACAAACTTAAGACAGCATTTTCTTCTTTCGTGCCTACTACTTGTCTTGACGTTGGAGCAAACACCGGACAGTTTGTTACAGAATGGCGAAAGATATTCCCAGGATGTGAAATAACATCAATTGAGCCAAATCCTCATTGTGAAAAAGGTCTTAGAAAATTAGGAGTGAAGTATTTGCAATGTGCTGTATCAGATAAAATTGGAAAATTAGAACTGATTGTTCCTAAATTTAAACTTAATTCTAAAGGTGGATCATTCTATAAAGAAATTAAGTTTAATAGTGTGCCTGATGATCAAATACTTAAAATTACCGTTCCGGTTACTACTCTAGATACTTTATTTCCCACTAAGAAATTTGATGTAATTAAAATTGATGTGCAAGGTGCTGAACTAGATGTTATAAATGGCGGAGTTACCACCTTGACCAATTCTTTATATATTATTATTGAAGTTTCTTTGATTCCATATAATCAAGGAGCTCCTTTAGCAGATATAATTGTTGCACGGATGAAACAATTAAATTTCTTTGTGCAAAATATCACTAATCAGCATCTCGACAGCAAGGGTAATACCATACAATTAGATTTATTATTTTCAAAGATTGGTGAACATAATTTTTCCGCCATTGGTATGTTTAAAGAGGCATTGAAATTGTAATATGAAAATAGGAATAGTATCAACATTCAGCGATAGCGGTTACAAAGAGTATGCTCATTTACTTGTAAATGGAGTTGGCACCCATTTAGATAAAAAAATAAAAGTTTTTTTGTATATTGATACTGTAAAGTTTACAGTGCCTAGTAATGTTTCTATTATCCCTCTTGAACTATCTGTTCCTAATTTAATTAAATTTAAAAAACGTCATGCAGATAAAAAACCAAACAGTTTTATGGAAGACGGCGTAAGATTTAGTCATAAAAGTTACGCTATTTGGCATGCAGCCAAAAATAGCAATGTAGATAAGTTATTTTGGTTAGATGCCGATACTGTATTAAAGAATAATATAACTGAACAATATCTAGATAATTTGTTACCAGATAGGTATTTTACATCATATTTAGGAAGAGTTGGAAGATATACTGAAACAGGATTTATTGGATTTAATCTTAAACATGCCTATGCTGATGAATTTTTTGATGAATTTATTGATTACTATAACAGCGATAGAATTTATTCCGAATTACCAGCATATACTGATTGTCATGTTTACGATGCCACTCGAAATAAACTTGTAAAAGAGAAAAAAATAACTGCACTGGATCTCACGCCTGGCCTAGGAAAAAGTAATTTTAATCACGTACACAAAGGGTATATGATTCATAATAAAGGCGAAAATAAAACAGGCAGTTCAAAGAAAAAATAAATATAACATTATTCAAAAAAAATAGATTACAAAGGCAACAGTAGAAAGCAATAGTTTACTGCTATTGCTCAAGAAATATTAAAAGGTTAGTATGAATATAGAAGATTGGAATGTTGTCCCGGGAGATTGTGCATTAAAATCTGCACTTGCAAGAGCCGACAGTATTAACAATCAACCACTAACTGTTACTGATTATCAAAAAGGTAAACTCGATATTGCTCTAGGATTTGTTAAAAATTTTACCACAGCAATAGACGCAGGTGCAAACTACGGTATAATGAGTTACAATTTAAATAAAAAGTTTATCAAGACTTATGCGTTTGAAGTAGATACCTCAGTTAGAGAATGTCTTAAAAAAAATGTAGAAAAATTTCAACTAGACAATGTAGTAGTATGTGATTGCGGACTAAGTGACAAAGAAGAACTTGTTTCTTTGAACTACCTTAAAAATACTTTCGGTACCTATATCAATAAAGAAGTTTCTGGAACAAACATTTGCAGAACTTTAGATTCTTTCGAATTAACAGAAGTTGGATTTATAAAATTAGACTGCGAAGGATATGAACCTTATATCCTACAAGGTGCCGAGAAAACTATTAAAAACTATAAGCCTGTAATATTGATGGAAGAAAAAAACTATTCAAAAAGGTATTACGGTGAAGAGGGAAATTTAGCAGTTGAGCTACTATTAGCCTGGGGCTATACTATGGAAGTAAGTTGGCCAAAAGACTGCATTATGATTTATAAAGGATAATATATGAGCGAAAGAAAAATAAAAGAGTGGGCTTGGCCTTATATTAAAAATTTTAGAACATACATAGATGTGGGAGCATGTCAAGGCGATACAACAAATTCATTTATTCAACATTTTAAAACTGTTATATCTTTCGAACCCAACCCTGAAGTATTTAAAAAAATATCAAATGATGCAATAAAATACAATATTGCTCTTGGTGATAAGGAAGAAACTTTAACAATTGTTCTTCCAAACGGAATAGATAAACCAGAACACGGTAGTATTGTTAGATATAACACAGAAGAATTTTCCAATTGTCCACGGTTTTCCACCATAGTAAAAACTATAGATTCTTTTAATTTTGTAGATGTAGATTTTATTAAGATAGATGTTGAACATTTTGAAATGAATGTTTGTCTCGGTGCTGTAAACACTATTAAAAAATATATGCCTGTTATATTATTTGAAAACAAAAGAAATGAAGCAGACCACGTGCAAGATTGGTTAAAAAATTTAGGATATACAACAATAAAATATAAAAGCGACACTGTTGCTTATAAGGAATAACAACTTACATGTCATAATATCAATGTCTTAAAAGATATTGCAATAAGTACACATATGAAGATATTTGTGGGCTATGATACCAGAGAAGACATCACATATCAAGTGTGTGAGCATTCAATCAAACAGCACCAACCCAACGCCGAAGTTCTACCACTCAAAATGAAAGAGTTGCGTGAGGCAGGACTGTACACACGCCCCATCGATCCACTCAGCACTACCGAATTTACTTTCAGTAGATTTCTCATTCCCTACATGACCAATTACAAAGGGTGGGCAGTGTTCTGTGACTGTGACTTTGTGTGGACTGCGGATGTGGCTGAATTGTTTGCCCAAGCAGATGAACGTTATGCAGTGATGGTGGTCAAACATGATTATACACCACCACCAGGAGTCAAGATGGACAATCAAAAACAGATGCCCTATCCTAGAAAGAATTGGAGCTCCATGATACTGTGGAATTGTGCTCATCCTGCCAACAGAGCAGTCACCCCTGAGATGGTCAACAAAGAAACAGGTCAGTATCTACACAGATTCAGTTGGTTAAAAGATGAGGAGATTGGCAGTGTGGATCACAGTTGGAATTGGTTAGTGGGTTGGTACAAAGAACACAAAGACGGGGAGCCCAAAGTGCTGCATTACACAGAAGGTGGACCTTGGTTCAAAGAATACAGAGATTGTGAATATAGTAATGTTTGGAAAAAATATCTAGCCAACATGCTTAAAATAAATTAGGAGTTATTATGAAAAAAATTGCTTTTGTAACGGGAATGACTGGACAGGACGGTCCTTATCTAGCAAAACTATTATTGGAAAAAGGATATCACGTGATTGGGTTGGTCAAAAGATATTCCAGTCCCAATTTAGAAAATATTAAATTCTTAGGCATTGAAAACGACATTGAATTGATCACAGGTGATATCACTGACGATAACAGCATGACCCATTTGATAAAAACTTTACGACCAAATGAGTTTTACAATCTTGCTGCTCAAAGTTTTGTGGGAGCCAGTTGGGATCTTAACAAAGTTACCACAGAAGTTAATGCTGTGGGACCTTTAAACATATTAAATGCTATTAAACAGCACAGTCCAGACACTAAATTTTATCAAGCCAGCACCAGTGAAATGTACGGCAATGGCATAGGAACCAACAAGCAGGATGAGCATACTCCATTCCATCCTAGATCACCTTATGGTGTGGCCAAACTCTATGCACATTGGATCACTATAAATTTCCGTGAAAGTTACAGTTTACATGCTTCCACAGGCATATTATTCAATCACGAATCGCCCATCAGAGGAATAGAATTTGTCACAAGAAAAATCACAGACGGTGTTGCTAGAATCAAATTAGGTTTAAAAAATAAAATAGTTTTGGGTAATTTAGAAGCTAAAAGAGATTGGGGGTTTGCTGGAGACTATGTGGAAGCCATGTGGTTAATGCTGCAACAATCAGAGCCAGGAGATTATGTGATTGCCACAGGAAAGCAACACAGCATCAAAGAATTCCTACAATTAGCATTTGACAGCGTGGGCATCACCAATTGGCAACAACATGTTGAAAGTGATCCCAAATTCAAAAGACCTGCAGAACTACACAGTTTGTGTGGAGACTCATCCAAAGCTGAAAAAATGTTAGGTTGGCAACGCAAGACAGATTTTAAAACCTTGGTTGGCATGATGGTGGAAGCTGATATCAAACGATTAAAAAAATAATGCAAAAATATTGCGCAGTGACCACATTCAATCAATCAGGATATGACACATACGGTCACAAAATGATTCAATCATTCATTAAGAATTGGCCCGTGGAAGTACAACTGCATGTGTACACAGAAGATTGTGTGGTGAAAGAATCAGCACCAAACATAATTGTGAAGGATCTGCACCAAAGTTCTCCAGCTTTGGTAAAATTTAAACACACATGGAAAGATGTGCCCAAAGCCAACGGCGATGTGAGCAAGGATCCTGTGCGCAGCAAGAGACGAGATGCTGGTAAAGGATTCAAATGGCATGCTGTGAGGTTTGCCCACAAAGTCT